GTACTATTTGATACTGTTGGTGCAATTGCTAGTAAATGTGTATTTCTCATTCCAGTACCCTTACACCATACTGGTTCACCGTACTCTTCTGCTAGTTTTCTCGAAGCAGATTCTGCTTTATTTCTCATATCTGAGAATATTTGGTTAGTCAGTGAAGTAGCTGCTATAGAAGCAAATGGTATTCTTTTATTTTGTAGGAATGTGTGCCATCCTAAGACACCTAACCCTATTGCTCTACCTTTTTTTGCAGATCTGTGAGGTCTTATTAGCGAATCTCTTCCAGAAGTTTTTGCTAAGAACTCTTCTAACACTCCATCTAAAAAATATACTGCGGTTTCTACTAGGTCCGTATTTTTCCATTCCTCCCATTTAGTAAGGTTAACAGAAGATAGACAGCAAATGAATGAATGCTCCTCATCTGTATGTAAAGTTATTTCTGAACAGATATTAGTCATACTAACATCCAAGTTATTCTTTTTATATGCAGGTGGATTGGCATTATTTACATTATCACCAAACATAATATACGGTTCCCCTGTTTCTACCCTAGATTTAAGTATCTGTACCCATAGATCCATAGCTTCAGTCTCTCTATGTTCTAATCTCTGCATAAATGCATCATCTACGATAATACACTGGTGTAAATTGAGACATTGTCTATTAGGATCTCCTTTAGGTCTTCTTATCTCTAAGAACTCTCTAATATCAGGGTGGTTTATATCTAAGTTTACTGATGCTGCTCCTCTTCTAACTGCGCCTTGATTGGTTGCAATAATAGTTGAATCATATATCTTAGCCCATGGCACCACTCCTTCAGATTGTCCTGTTTCTCCATTCCCTATTTTACCTCCTCTTCCTCTAACTTTAGACAGACCGATGCCAACTCCACCTCCAAGTGAAGTTAATCTCATAAGTTCAGCATTAGTTAACCCAATACCTCTAATTGAGTCTGGTGTGTCAATACCAAAACATGAAATTGGTAAGCCTCTATCGGTTCCTGTATTAGATAGCACAGGTGATGCCAAGTTCAGCCATCCTTTCCACATATAACGGAAAAATTTATTCGCTAAATCAGGTCGATCTAATCTTTTTGCTATTGTATCAGCTACTCTTCTGTATGCTAATTTAGGAGTTTCTCCAGAAAGCAAATATCCGTTTGATATTGTTGCTAATGAAACTTCGTTCATCCATTCAGGATAATCTTTTCCTTTCTCCCAGTTGGAAGTATCTACTATTATGCTCATAACCTTATATTTAAAATGCTGTAGACCAATCTAAATGGCCTTTGCTATAATTTGTTACTCTACTTGCAAAGAAATCAGTATGTTGTTTCCCAGCAATAACTGCATCAAACCATTTCATAGTTTTTAATGCTCCTTTATCTATTTCGCTAGCAGGTACAATAGGTTTTAAACCTAAATCTACCATTTTAGTATTAACTCTGTGTTTTATAAAATTCTTTAACTCTTCCTTAGTTAGGTTCTCTAAGTCTCCCATTTCAAATACTTTATCTATGAAGTCAAACTCTAATTTCATACTCATTTGAGCTGCTTCTTCTATTTCACTAATTAACTTCTTAGTTTTAAATCTAGGTTCTTCTTCCATAAGAGTTCTAAACAGCCAACATCCTGCCTCTGAGTGAAGTGATTCATCTCTAACAGACCATTCTACTATTTGACCTACTCCTTTAAGTTTATTTTTCATCTTAAATGATAGTAAAACTGCAAAAGAACTAAATAGGTTCACACCTTCCGTAAATGCTGAAAATATAGCTAATGATTTAGCTCTTTCATGCCAATTAGCCGTTCCATCATCATTATCTCTAACGTTCATTAATGCCTCTATCTTAGCCATAGTAGCTTCATCTTCTAAAAATTCAGAAAAGTCATCTAATCCTAATTGCTCGTTTAATAAAGAGTAAGCTTCTGCATGAATCGTTTCTGAAGAACCTAAAGTAGTGCCCATCATTATTACTTCTGGTTTTCTAAACCATTTAGTAACTAAGGTTGACCAGTAATCGTTTACGATTGTTTCAGTTTGTGCAAATCCTTTTAGTATTTGACCTACTACATTCTTTTCGTTATCCTTCATATTGGATTTCCAATCACTAACATCTTGTGCCATTGGTACTTCTGTGTGTAACCAGTGTGCTTGTTGTTGCTTTAACCAGTAATCGTAAGCTTGTGGATATTCAAACGGCTTATAAACTATTCTCTCTTTTAATAAACTCATATATCTTTATATATTATTGGTGGGGTTAAATAAAACAACCCGATAAGTTTTCTGTCTTTCGGGCCTTATATAAATACAATATATATTGCACTTTCTTACAACTTATTTTATATCTTTTTTAATAATCCCAGTACAGATTCTTTAGAAAAAGGTGCTGGTTGTGCTTGTAATTCTTCCTCCGTTGCTTTTTCTAAAAATTCTATATGTCCATTGTTGGTATCCATCTTTATATTATATGTCATACCGTCTTGTCCATATCTGTTTTTCATAACGTGTATTCTCCCGGTACCTAGTACCTTATCTTCTTTCATTCTAGATAGAGAGAAACACATATCAGCTACCATCATTTTATCATAACTACCTGCAGCTTTATCTCCTTCTATAACTGTATCCCTAGCTCCCATTCTATTAACCTGTGATGGTGTGAGAATAGGTACTTTTAATTCTTTTGCAAGTCCTTTAGTTGCTATAAACACATCATCTATCTCATCTTTACGTTCTGAGAATTTACCTTTAGATGGTGCTTTCAAGTAATCAACATAATCTATAATTATTAGATCTGGTTTATGATCCATATCTACACATTTCTGTACATGAGCTTTTATTGTATTTACTGTGGCTTGTTTAGGAGCATACTCTTTTACTATTAACTTACCGGGTAATTCAGCTACATACTCTTCTACTTCTTTTCTATGTTTATTAACTTCATCAATTGTATGTCCTGTAAAGTAGCAGTCAAATCTCTTACCAACATAGTCTTCTCCTAATTCTAAGGTATAAAAATTAACCTTGTAGCCAAGACTTACTGCATGTGCTGCAATTGCAACCATAGTCCATGATTTACCACCACCGGGAGAACCAAATATTATTCCTAAATCTCCAGGTCCGAACCCACCTTGTATACCATCATTAAGAGCCGGCCAAGGAGAAGGAATAGTTGGTCTATAGTCTACTCTATAACGAGTTTCTATATCCTTATTATATTCATGTCCTATGTTTTTATCCATACCTGCCTTCATAGCAGATTCTATAGTATTACGTATACCGTCAAAGTCATGAGCTTTAAGAAGGTCTGCTGAGTTAAGTATAGCGTTCTTCATTTCTTGGTTTCTACAAAACGTTGTAAACTCTTCTTGTACGAACTCTACATCATCTGAAGAAGCTTCATAGGAATTACGTAACTCTTCTTTTAACGCTACTTGAAGTACTTCATTTTCTACTTTTTGGAGTTCTACTTTAAGAACGTCCATAGTAATGTTTGTATGGTACTTATCAAAATACTCACATATCTGCTTAACTATCCACTTATGTGAATCAGCATCAAAATAATGATCGTGTAGTACGTCTCTAACGTTTAGTAAGAAAGTTTTATCTGTAAGGAGTGATCCTAAAACCTTTAATTGGAACCCCTTCCCGTACTGTTGTAAGCTCTTTAATGTCATATAAAACCTTTAATTAAATATAGTGATTATTTCTTTAACAACCAACTGCTAGACTGTATTTTATCTCCTAATCCATCAATTAATTCTATATCAAACAACTTACATATTTCTGCTTCTGGTATAGTATCGTTATTTTGATCACCACCGTTAGCAAATGCAAGCTTCATTGAACCGTAGAATTTATCTACCATTACTTTAAGTGTAGCATTTTGTGTTGCATCTTTATCAACAGATATCCAAGCCATATCTACTATACTTAGAGCTCTAATAATTCTTATTCTTTCATCTTGATCTTGAAAGAATTGAGAACCTTTCATTTCTCTCTGTAAATCATTATTTACTATAACGATTAATATATCACCAACTTCTTTGGCTTTTTCGAACAACTCTAAATGTCCTTTGTGAAGTGGATTAAAGTATCCACTAACTATAACTGCTTTTTTCATTTTAATTAACTAATTGTATAAACACTAATGTAAAGACTATAATAAATCCTACATATATTAAATCTATTTTTTTCATATATTTTTTATATCAAACCATTTTTTCATCACTACACTGTTTACTTTATATCCAGTTTTTTCATAGAAGGGAATTAATCCTTCTCTACAAAATAATGTAGCTCTATAACATCCGTTTTTTAGTACTTTATCATTTATATACTCCATAAGTCTTTTACCAATGCCTATATTCCTATATTCCTTATCTACTACTATATCCTCTAAATGACATGATCTATAACCTCTGATCTTATTTTCTACAACAATACTACCAAAAGCTATAATTTTACCTCCATCTAATCCAACTATACCTATAGAATTAAATTCTGTCCATGCATCATCAATATCAGGGATAAATCCTTCTGGTTGAATTTCAGATATAGGTTTTAATTGTTCTAATAATTCCCATACCTCAACTAAGTCTTTTTTTACTATTTCTCTAAACTGTATATTCACTTAACTGTTGTCAATCCTCTGAAGTTTTCTAACCATCCTTCAGTATTTTTTGTTACTCCTTCTATTTTATCTTGATCTAAATGATGTAAGAATGCTCCTGTTTGTAAATCTGGTACAGGAGATTTTAATATCTTTTCTACATACTCTACTTCTTTATCATCTAAAGAGGTATCATGTAGATCCATCAATCTAAAATTAGTCTCTACTCTATCCCAATTGTGTATTATTTTAGCAAAGATTTTTTTTCCGTCTAGTTTTTCTTCCGCTACTTTAAATACGTAATCTAAATCAGTCTTTTCAGTTAGTAGTTTAGGAAACTCTGCTACTATAGTTTTAATTCCTAATCCTTTAACCCCTGGTAGATTATCTGAGTTATCTCCTGTTAGGGCTTTTACTAAGTTATAATTTGTAGGTAACACCTTAAGTTCCTCAAATATATTATCTTTAGTAAATGTTTTCTTTTTTACTGGTGCGTAAACTTCAATATTATTGTCTACTAACTGTAAAAAATCTTTATCAGAAGAAACTATAGTCACTTTTTTACCTGCCCCAGAAGCTCTTTTTGCTAAATAAGCCATTATATCGTCTGCTTCCAACTTATCTACTACCATTTGATGAACTGGTAAGCATTCTAAATAGTCTTGGGTCCTGAATAACTGGCCTATTAATGCTTCAGTCTCTTCTTCTTTAGTATCATACAACCCCCAATGGGTAATACGAGAGGTTGCTCTTTGGGCTTTATAATTAGGGTCAATATTCTTTCTATTTCCGGAACCTCCTTTACCGTCCCATACTACAACTACTCTAGTAGGATCAAAAATTCTAGTAACATACCCCAAAGAACGAAGAAACCCTACCAGGCCACCAACATGGGCACCTGATGGGTTCATCGCCTTGAGCAGCGAGAACGACCTGATTAAGGTGTTCATCGCATCAATGACCAGAATGTGGTCATTCAACGCTCGGGGTGGGGTCTCCTTTAATTTCTTTAGAATATTATTATAAGACACTAATCAAGTAGGTTTGGAGTTATAACATCTTCTTCTAGGTCGCCTTCCTCTATAAGATCGAAATCTAAACTACCTACTAATTTTAACCAATGTTCTTTATGAGCATCTTTATACTTATCGATCTGTCTTTTATCGTCTGGTATAAATCCATGAGAGGTCATTACTACTCTTCCTCTAGATTGCACTCCTCCAATATGATTCTTTTCTATTTGTACATTTGTACGTTTTGCAAACTCTACTTGCATACCGTCTTTGATCGCTTTGATCTTAGATGTACCTGGATTGGTAATGTTACCGAAAGTAACTACTAGAGTGGCATCGTACCACATAGACATACCACCTTTATTTTGTAATTTAGGCATACCCATAGGTGATTCAGGTTTCATAGTCCATACCTTGTTGATTGCAACTAAAGTATTGGTATAAGGAGAATTCTCTTTTCTTGATAATAATATCTTTTGATTTAAATTATTACCAAATTGAGTGGACATTGCACCTGCATTCCATTCATTATTATTCTTATTAGATCTAACTGATAAGTCACATGGTACTGAACCTATACTATCCCAGAAGAAACACATATCATAAGGTAAGTTACCTTTAGCTTGTTCGTCCATAAGATCGGCAATATAAACTGCTACATCTTCAATAGTATTTAATGTACCTCTATCAACGTATAGGAAATGTCCTTCATAGTCTGTAACGACTCCGTTTTTATCCTTAACTTCATCAAACTGTAATCCCATCTCTTTTGCATGTTCCCAAGACCATTTCATCTCAGTAATAATGAAGACCGGGAGAATGCCCAGTTTTTGAGCATTCACCGCAGCTTCTAGTAGGGCAGTTGTCTTGCCCGTATCACTATGTCCACGCAAGAGAGTGATATGTCCGGTAGGAATACCGGGTAATGATGTAATATCTTGAAAGGCTTGAGATAATGGTATCCAACCTTGTTCTTTAAATTTTACAGAAGCATTAGAATAACCTTTCTTCTGTTTAAAATTTGATAAATTAAACGACTTGCGTACTGCAGCAGTCGCTCTTGCTTTTGTTTCTTCTTTTTTCTTTGCCATATTATATTAACCGTAAATTATAAAAAAAGGCCGCCGGAGCGGCCTGTTCAATTACTCATTAAACAAGTCGTCAAACTTGCTAACTGTGTCTTTATTACCAGCTGTTGCTGTTTCTAAAGTAAAATCTGTCTTTGCAGGTGCTTCTTTCTCAGCTCCAGCTGCTGGTGTAGCTTCTTCTGCAGAGCCAGGGTTAAGATAATTCTGAAGTTGCTTTTTGATAAAGTCGTAATCGTATTGAGTATGTACTTCAACCGGGTTAGGTTGAGTTTTTAACCAAGTATCTACTAGATCGTTATTATCTGATAAAGCTGTTTGTTTAGGTTTGATTCTAACAGTAGTCTCAGGATAAGGGTTACCTTCTCTTTGTTCTACTACTAAATCCCAACCGTTTATTACATCAGTAAAATCACCTACATCCTCATCTTCAGCAAGTGCTAATAATGCTTTGTAGATAGTAATACCAAATCCCCATAATCTTACACCTTTATCTTCTTCTCCTCTAACTATTACAGGAGCAAAGATTCTAGTTTTAGGGTTAATTTTACCAGCTAACGACCAATTGTCCTTATCTGATGTTTTCTTAAGTTCTTTTACGAACTCTTCAATAGGGTCCTGTTTACCGAAATTCGATAAAGCAACCATCGGGTATTTTCCAATCCCGTAGTGGAATTTTAATTCCTTAAAAGGAAAAGCAGGGTCATGTACCGATGGTACAATTCTAACCGTTTGCTTACCTAATTGTGGTCTCCAAAAAATTGTGGAATAGTCAGTCTTTTCTCTTTGCTGACCGTTATTGTTTAACGCGTCAAGTTTTGCGCGGATAGCATTTAAATCCATATAACTAATTTTAATTTATTATAACTTATTATACTAATATAAGAACTTTTTTCTAGTTCTCCAACTCTATAATCTTAAAAAGCTTAGTATTTACTCTTTTAAGTTCAGGTCCTTTTGTAAGTAATACACAATTTCTATAGTCGGACCAATTTACTCGATAACTCATATCTAATTCGCCTCCGTTTAACTCTTTTATTAATGTATTTAAAGCATTAATCGTATATAGAGTATTAGAGTCTTTTTTTCTGTGTACTAATATTGTATTGTCTATGAACGTACCGATATTACCGAAGTCAACGTTATAGGTGCATATATACTCGTCTTGGGATTTGGAGTACAATACAAAAATTTTGTTGTAAATAATTTTATACCTTTCTTGAATCTCCTGAAGTACATCATCTAGTGTCTCTTCAGTAGCAAAAGTACAAAATAGCTTGTTGCTCATATCGTCGTATAAATCTAACGGTTCAATGTCGTAATCGAACGCCGCTATAACTTGTTGTTCTATCATTTATAAATATGTTTTCGTTTTATAAACTAAGGTCTTTTGAATATTTAAATTTAATTGGGTATTTACCCCCTGATTCTAATATCTCCTTTAGTTCTTCTAATGTTTCTTTTCCGTCTTCTTTATAAAAATCGAATAATAATGCGTCATAAGTGTACAAAACAAGCTTTGATTTTTTATCCTGTAAGTATCTTAGTACTTCTTTTAAGATAAGAATGTTTCTTGAAGTTTCCAAACTTTGCATGATATAATTCATTAGTTTTTGAGGATTCATATCCTTTAATTTACTAGTGAAAGGTTTTCTACTAATCGGTGCCAAGACTTCTCCGTCATTTTCATATCGTTCCCATAAGTCTTTGATATAATCATTAATTTTTGTAAAAATTGGTAGGAAAGCATATTTTTCTGGTATCTTCCCATAAATTGCGTGAAAGTTAATTTGTTTTGCTTTATCATATTCATCTTCTGTTATTTCTTCTTTATTAAAGTACTGTTTTGCTAATTGTTCATGAGCCGATTCGTTTGAAAGATCATAATCTATTTGCTCACACAGTAATCGTAAGTGGTAACCGTCAAAATCTAGTTCTACAAAGTAATCACCGGTGGGTCTAAAACATTTTCTATGTTTTTCACTCTTTGGTATAGCAGCAAAGTTAACACTATTGAATGCATTGGTAGGTCTAGAGGTAACATTGTATAGGTTATAGGAAGTAAGCACCGTATTGTTTACTGTATTGTGTAGAGGGTTACGGGGTTTAAACATTTCATTAAACTGCTCGTAGTAAATACCTAACCCGGATTGTTCTAATAAAAAGAATACATTAGTGGCTGTCTTATTATAAAAATCGAACCCTTCCGGTATTTCTAAATCTATAGTATCTTTTACAGATTCGTATATATTCTCACAACTTTCATATAACTTAGAGAGAGGAATTAGTTGATTAACTTGTTTAAAATTATTAAATTTATTATAAAAATAATTTAATGTTGTATTATCCCTAGAATACTCTAACCTATCGTAATGTGTCATAGAGTAAAGTAACGATAGATCAGTGGCTTCCTGTAAATTAAAGTGGTATAGTAGTTCTTTCTTATTAAGGGTATATAACTTACTTGCAGAAAAAAGAATATCGTAGACACGTTCTTTTGTTACATTAACTCCTTCACTGTGGTCTATAGGAATAATAAATCCGTGTTTAGAATGTACGGGTCTAATGTATACTGCTGTAGTGTAGGTAAGTTTTGGATGATATAAATTATTAGAACTAATTACATCAACATATAACCCTAATTTCGATAACCGTTGTAAGTTCTCTAACTTACTTTCTTGTTCAACTATATAAAACACTTAATAACCTTTGTTATAATATATGAATAGTTTCTTTAATAACAAACTCATTAATGGTTTTCTTTATATCTAAGTAATACTTTGTTTCTGATTCTATATGCTTTTCTAATTGTGATATTACTTTAGTGTTTTGTTTTTTTAAAAGATCTTTTAGTTGATTATGTAAATTTTTATTAGAGTAATTTTTAGGATTACCTCTTTCATTCTCTTTAAATTTTTTAAATAAAGGAATATTAAAATCAGTATGTTTATCTATATCTATGTATTTAATTTTACTATAACCAGGATTATTTTTAAATATATCTAAAAAGTTTTTATAGTAGTAAAACCCTGTGTCGTAGTGGCTGTCAATTTTTAAATCCCCAGATGGGGTCTCTATCACCTTTTTAACATCACTACTATCAAAGTCTTCTTTCTTAAGGTGTTTAATACACTCTATAATACCTGAGTATATTCTTTCTTTAGGGTTCTTTAAAAGTAAGTAAATATCAGAAAAATAATTCAAATTTCCACTATATAAAAACTCTTTTATAAAGTTATAATAGAAATAATTACGTTCTTTTGGATAATTTTTGTAATGATCTTTTACGGTAATATTATGAGATAGATCAGAAAAATTATAACTAACGTGGAATTGAGCAGCCTGATAGTTTTTCCATTCCCTAACATTAGCACCTAAATTTCTATAACTAATTTTAGGTCTTGTAATAAATAACTTTATAACTAATTTTAGGTCTTGTAATAAATAACTTTTTATCTAAAATAAAAAATTCTAGATTAATATTTTCTGTTTTCAATTATAGTTTATTTTATAAACTCTGAAGGTGATTTTAGTAAAAGAGATATACCTTTCATCTGTTTTTTAGCTTGTTCTATAAGATCTTTGTTTTTAGAAACACTACCACTATACACATATTTACCTTTAACTATATCTTCTGCTGGTTGTTTTAAATTCCATTTTAATGACAGGCTTTCTACATAAGGTAGTTGTCTGAGTTTTAAAAACTTTGGCTTTTTCGTTTCGATAACATTCTTATTTCTTTTATCTTGTGAAAAATACCTTTCTATAAAACCTTTTTCATAATCTTTTTCTGTTGGCTGTATAAATTCACCTGTAAATTGAAGTTTTTGTATTTCTACATCTAATCTTCTTAGTTCTCTTGCATTTTTGGAAGGTTTATTCCCTGTAAAGAACTTACCGCTGTAGGTGATAAAGAAAGGACCGGTG